GCCCATCTCGGTCTTGTGAACGTTGTTCAAGACTTCGTTGATTCTGCTGACCGTAGACTCTAAGGACACTACATTTTCAGAAACGCTTTTGATAGCATCTTCTATCTCTTTAATCTTGCCCTTTTTGGATTCAACCATCTTATCCCTGTGCTCCTCAGTTATATCCTGATGGCAGGTGGGGCAACTATTATTATCGTATAGAGACAAGTCACCAGTCAATCTTTTGCAATTGTTCTTAAGCTTCTTCTCGATAGATTCAGCCCTCTCTAAGTCACTGAATACCTTATCTTTATCGCTTATTGAAGACATCATGTTGTCCACTGAAGAATTTAAATCCTCTACCTCTTCTTGTAAAGATTCCACCTGCTTTAAGGTCTTAGATATTTCCTCTTTGAATCCCTCGGTTGAGTCTTTGGACTTCTCTTTTATCTTCTCTATCAAAGTATCTTGACCATGAATCTTAGATTCTAAAACGTTTACCTTGCCGACCAGTATGGTCAACTTGTCTTTGTTTGTGGACATCCTAGTCTTGAGAATACCATTCATAGTGGAAAATATACTAATATCTAACAGGTCTTCTACTATGATTTTCCTGTCCTTAGTAGGCAGCTTCATGAATGGTATGTAACTAGAGGAACCTAGAAGCACTACCTGACAAAATGCCTTGAAAGACATTTTCAGAATCTGCTCCTCTAATACATTCTGATAGTCCTTGACGGTGGCATTTTGGGGAACCATGGACCCGTCTTTGAAGATTTCGAAGACCTTGGGTTTGATTCCCCTTCTGACTTTATATTCATGCTTGTTTATAGAGAACTCTACCTCCACCGAGAAGTCTTTCTCATTAATACTGTTGATTAGACTAGTGTTTTTAATCCCCCTAAAGGACTTACCATATAGAGAATAAGTCAGAGCATCCAAGATAGTGGACTTCCCAGCCCCATTGTCTCCGGATACCAAGGTAGTATTATATTTGTCTAAATAAATCTCTGTAAAAGAATTGCCAGTGGATAGCATATTCTTCCATCTGAGTTTTCTAAATATCAACATTCTATATACTCACAACGCCGCTCATTGTATATAGGTTGGGGCGAACTATTTCTTGTTCGCCCCAAACCCTATTTAAATTACTGTTGCAACACATTATTTATAAAACCTCAACTCTTCTTGGAATTCCATTCTTCAAAGGCTGAGGCAAATCTGTCGACTTTTTCAGCCATCTTCACCATGTGTGTCCTATAAGAGTCATAGTCGCTTTTCTTCTTTCTAATGGTGAATGTCAGCTCTCCTCTGGTTCTGATTAGTTCCTCGTGAATCATTGCATATCTAATGTTGAACCATATGCAGGCTGCTACTAAAACTATTATAACTGCGATTTCCATCTCATTCCACCTCTCTTTGTTTGTAATGTTTCATAAGGGTGTCCACGACATTTTGCTTATAAGAGGTCACATCCCTCTCACACATTCCAGTCATATCTAGGCATCCATCAATAACTGAGTCGATATCTATGTTGCCTACTACCTTCTTGTTATTTTCCTTGGCACTTTTAGATGGTTTTCTGAGCAATCTTTTAATCTCCTCAATCCTATTGCCGTCATGATTTTCAACCATCCCCATGATATACTGGACGTATTCATGAGCATCTTGCCTGTCACATCCGTTTTCAGTGGTGAATGCAATTATCAGGTTTTCAGACAAGAACTTATAAGATTCTTTGGAATAATTATTTTTGATGGTCTCTAGGTCAGGGACCATATCCCCAGAAATTCTGATCATCGTCTCTAGGACCTCATCCATAACCAAGAATGCCTCAGGCATGGCAATTCTTCTACCAGCAGAGTCATCTAGAGATCTCTCCATCCACTGATTGGCAGATGTGTGGTAGAAAGTCTGTGCTAGTGACATCATATGTCTAGAAAGGGAGCAGACTTTCTCGGACCTGATTGGGTTCCTCTTGTAGGGCATTGCGGAAGACCCCTTCTGACTCCCTTCGTTGAATCCTTCGCTGATTTCCCCTCTTCCACTTAGGATTCTAATATCTCCGCATATTTTGTTGCATGCCGATGCCAATAGACATAGTGCAGACATTATTGATGAGTCTAATATTCTGGGATATGTCTGTCCGGTGATTGTAAGAGATTTGTCCGCACTGAATCCCATACCGGTACAAATCAGTCTATCCAGTTCATAGACTTTGTCTTCGTCTCCTTCAAACAGCTCTAAGAATGACAATTTAGAACCGGTAGCACCCGAAATCCCTCTGACCCTCATATTGTCGAGTTTGAATCCAATATCTTCCAGAGCAATCACCAACTCTTGGACCCACATCATGATTCTTTTGCCTACTGTCACCGGTTGTGCCGGTTGTAGATGAGTGAGACCCACTGTGGGAACAGAGGCATATGCTTCGGCACTCTCTGACAGCCTTTCTATTACTGATACCGTCTTATTGATTATCAGTAGCAATGAATCCTTCATCGCCAGAGAATCTGCATTATCTACCACAAATTGACTTGTAGCACCCAGATGTATGAAAGGCTTTGCACTGGGTGCTACCTCACCAAAAGCGGTGATATGTGCCATCACATCGTGCTTCATCTCTTTCTCTATCTCAGATACCCTATCCATGTCGATAGATGATATATTATCATTCATCTCTTGTATCTGTTCGTCGCTAATGTCTATTCCAAGTTGTTTCTGACCAGATGCCAGAATAGACCATAAATATCTCCACCTTTCATACTTATACTCTTCAGACCAGATGTACCTCATGTCGGGAGAGGAATATCTGTCTGTGAAAGGCGATACATAGAATTTATATGGTTTTCTACTCATAATATAAGTCTCCTGAAGTGGGACAGGTGGGACTCGAACCCACGATTATACCGTTATAAGCGATACTGCTAATGCCATCCGCTTCTGTCCCATGAAAAATCACAGAACTATCTTGCTCTTCTTGTTGCTACAGTGTCCGTTTTCGTTTACATCGAGATAATTAGACTTCTGCCTGTCGGCATCATTCCCCAGTCTAAAATTGACTGATTCGACTCCATGTGCACGTATAGTACCTAGGTTATTTTCTATCACACCCAGTATGTACCTAGATTTTTTAACCGCTTCTTCTTTATCCATACCTACAGGCATGTCAATATGCATTCTATATTCCATAATTCACCTCAAACAGTCAGGGATTCCATATATAGTTCCTGAATTAGATTTTTGACCTTAGATTTATCTTCTATCTCTTCTACGTTATCTATCTCTTCATATATTAACTCTAGTGTAGACTTACATACGTCTGAACTCTGTAAAGTCTCATCTGAGGAAATAATGTCTTCTTCTTCTACAATCGTAAGGTCATATACACCACTATTATACAATGAATCTATTACCCTGTCAAGAATATAAGGTTTTTCTTTATTAACCACATATATTTTGACGTATGCATCTTTATATTTGGGATGTCTCTTGGAGATGAAGTCTTGGTAGTCTTTCTTGGAGTCGTCATAATAAAGGTTATGAAAAAGGCTCCTATCATTCCTCACAAAATCGATTTCTCTGGTATCAGTATCCAGAATCCAAAATCCCTTAGAGTCATTTACGTCAGAGAAAGTGATCTGATAAGGGCATCCCAAGTACATGATGTTATCTTTCTTCTGCTTACAGTGAAAGTGACCACTTAGAACTTGTTCGAACCTCTTGAAAATGGATGGGTCCATTCCACCATCATACTTGATTCCTCGCAGGACCTCATATCCATCCAGCTCCAGATGTCCAACCAACCACTGTGCTTTCGTCTCACTGATGAATTCCATGCTCTCCTTGGTGTTCTCTTTGTTTACCCAAGGTAGGAGTGCAATATCGAACCCATCTAAGTTGATTGTCTCTGGTTTATCGTAGAGATTGAAGTTGCTATACTTCTCACAGAACAATTCTCTGATTGAATTCAAATCATTGGTGTTCTTATAGAATGTGTCGTGGTTTCCTAGGATACAGTGGACAGATACACCCATTTCCTTAAGGGGTTCCATGAACTTCTCCCTAACACATTGCAGGGTATTGAAATTCACATACTTCCTTCTGTCCAACAAATCTCCACAGTGAATAACTGTGTCAATATCATACCTTTTCAGGGTGGGGAAGAAGGTATCCTTGAAGAAATCAGTGAAATAATCTAAGAACAATTGAGAATCATTCCTAGCACCAAAATGTGTGTCTGCCACTATAGCAATCTTCATAATATAAACCTCATCAATCTAGCAATGAATCTAAAGTGCTTCCTTTACTGCTCTTAGATTTGCTAGTCTTCTTCTTACTAGTCTTCTTTTTGGCAGTCTTCTTCTTGCTTGCTTTCTTCTTGGAGTCCTTCTTCTTGGGGGTGAACTTGTTTATGTCGTTCTCCGTTAGTCTGAACTCTTTCATTCTCTCATTGGGATCGCTGTCATCCCATCTGATAAAGTTCCTCAACTCCTCGGACTCTTCAACCAGCTTATACTTTATGTACATCTGCTTCTTTTCCTTCTGTATTCTTCTAAGGAAAGCATAGTACATCATCTGGGTGAAGTAGGCGAAAGGATTCTTCCCCTCTTTCTTGAAATTGTGGGCATATAAAATGCAATTCTCTATGGCATCTCCCACCATCTCTTCTCTGAAATCGTAATTGATGAAGCAAGCCCTATGAGATAAACCTTCTGCCATCTTCAGGAAACACTCTCCTATAAAATCGCATACTGGTGGTCTCGGCTCTCCGCATTCTTCAGCCTCTATAATTTTGTCTTTCCAAACACACAGGGCATCATAGAAATCTTCGTTATCTACGTAATGTGCTGGATTCTTCTTTTTCTTTTTCTTTTTCGCCATTTTGTGGTCCTTTCGTCTTTAACTTGACTCATCTATTATACTATAGCTCTGTTCTCTCGTCAAGTATATTGACAAATCCTATCAAGCCCCGATAAATACTAGTGTCCGGGTGCCAAAAAAAAAAAGACTTCAGATTTGACTTGGAGGTTCACCACCATCAAGGTAGTCTTCCGGATAAGGCGACCAATCGTCTAATTCGTTACCAAAATCTTCCCTATCTTCATCCAAATCGGCTTCACTCCATTCTTCCACTGGTTCCCCATCGTCGAAGTTGGATATGATGTCACCTATTATGTCTTGGATGATATCTTCCACATTAGATTTACCTATTTCTTCTTCTATTCTGTCCATAAGACTATCAGAACGGTTCTTAGAGCTGTCTAATAATTTAGTAGTATCATAGGTATCTTCGTGATCTTTCTGAGTCTCATAGGCATCTTCGATGAAGGTGTCAGGATCAGATATTGTGAGGATGAATTGTCTAGGAATCCCCACTACATTATTGGAGCAGAATTCATTCCAGTTGTTTAGGACCAGAAATTCTTTGGACATACCGCTCATCTCGTTCGGAGGGGAGATAACACCCCTAATGCTCATGGGTCTGTCTAGGAACAATTTATCTGAATTAGAGCCGGAAATTTTTGCAATTAGACGTTCACCATTCACTAGACGGACAATTCTATAACCTCTGTCTCTGCTCTTCTTGAGGTTCTTCTTAGACATAAGACCCTCCTTCTACTTTATATTTATAACAATTGTTCTATGCTGAAAGTTCTCTGACTGATATATCTTCAACCTATCTTCATGATGCCTATAAGTGTGGTTCTTGTATGATTTCCATCTTATATCATCTGATATATCATAAAGTCTTGCTACCTCTTTGTGCTCGGATTTCCGGAGCTGTCTTCCAATTGATTGAAGAACCCGTATTCTAGATTTAGAAGGAGAGGCAAACACAATATTGTGTAATTTTCTAATCGATATTCCCGTTGAGAAGGTCCCATAAGAGGCTACTATAACCGCGTTATCCTTCCCTTCAACAATTTTCCTGATTTTCTCTCTGACCTCGGAGTCTGTCCCACCATAGACAAAGAATACATCATCTTCACCTACCTTAGATTTTATTAGTTCATATAAAGGTCTACCGTGCTTGGCGACATATTGGAATAAGACAAGCGTATTACCTTTGGCATTGCTAGCAAGATCGGCTATGAACTCATTCCTGTTCTCATATTCGAGCAGTGCATCTATTTCTTCCTGATATGTCACCCTCTTATATTTGTTGCGAAAGTCGTTAGGATATCTAAGGAGTAGACAATCTATCTCGAATTCAGACAATATGTCTTTTTTGATTAGGGTCTCTGTGGAAGTCACCTTATACACCGGACCGAATAAACCTTCAATTACCAGCTTATGTACCTTAGTTCCATCTAACGTACCCGTAGTCCCGATTCTATAAGGGCAGTCACACATTTTTGACATCAGAGAGGTTAGGGATTTAGACTTGAAGAGATGGCATTCGTCCCCGAATACCACGTGATAATTGTTGAAGTAATTTCTATCAAGCTTGTAAATGCTCTGCCATGTAGAAATGGTTACCCTCTTAGAAGGATTTATCTTGTCTTTACCTGCCATCACTTTGTGGCATATATCTTTCACGTCCCAATCGTTTCCCTCAGAATACTCTTCAAAATCAGAATACATTTGGTTAACAAGAGATGTGGTGGGAACCACTATCAGTATTTTTTTATCTTCGGGTATAATATCTAGGTAATACCTGGTTAGAGCATATATCATAAGACTTTTACCAGAGCCTGTGGGGGACAGAAGTAGACATCTGTCTTTATCAACAGCATGCTTAATGGCATCGATTTGGTGCTTGTGTGCTTTTATTTTATTGCCACCAGCAACGGGTCTTAGATGACCATTAATGAATTTCTCTATGTGTTCGCTTGGTATTTCTTTCTTCTTGCTTCTTGGGTCATGACCTTCTATCTTATACCCTCTGTCGGAGCAGAATCTCTCTAGGTAGTCATATAGACCCACATAAAGCTCTTGAGTGTGAGAGTTGAATAGCTTAATCTTCCCATCCCATTTTCTCTTTCTATATGCTGGCATATATTCTGCACCGGGCACAGAGAAAGTGAAGAATTGTGCGAGTTCTTTGAGGATTCCCCTCTCCTCACACCTAATCTTCATGGTGACATCATCTTTTTTGAATACATTAATCATCAGAAACCACCGCTAGTGAATTTTCTCCATTCTATTGCATTCCTAATCTTCCAGTGTCTATTATTAAGCTCTTTCAAAGTCTCTTCTAGAAACTGCAATTTCACCTCTTGATAGGACATTCTATCTGCTATTAAAGAAAGCTCTTTATCTGAATTCAAGTAGATATCAATATCCTTCTTCAAAATATTTAGTTGGAACGGTTCCCACCCCAAATTATCCAGAACATCTTTATCCATCTTACCATTATAGTATTCCCATTTAAGTCTGTACATTTTACTTTG